TAATTTTTCCAACCATTCTTTCTTTTGAAACTTAAAAAGTTTACCAGAAGTTCCGATTAAAGTATACCAAGCGCCGGCGGTAGTTAGTCGGGGTGTTTTAGAAGCTCTTAAGGCTTCGAGCCATGACTCCTCGTCTTGGATGGCGGCGGTGCCGGACCAAAGAATTTTGAACGCACACTCGCGGCCTTCGGTTCCAAAACGTGACTTTTGAAGTTTGCATTTAACTTCGGAGCCAACACGCAATCCAGAGTCATCAGTTACAAAGGAAGCTTTCGCTTTACGCTTCGTTAACCAAATGCGAAGAGAAGAAAAATATTCAATCGCTTTTCCTCCGGGCGCAATAAAAGGAGTTGTCATTGCTTCCGCAACATTTGTTGTTAGATTCGTCTTCAACTGATTAACCAGAAGAAGAGTACACTGTTGATCTGCCAATGGAATTGTTAGCTTCGGAAATGCTTTGGCGAATATCCTAGGCTTTACAGCCATTGAAGATTGGGGGTTATAATCCCCTTCAAGATCCTTTTCAGATGAAGTAGCGGCAATGCTATCCCAAATAAATAAGAATCTTTGATCTTCATAACTATCCATCAACTCTTCTATAGTCTCCAATACCTTTTCGACTGAGACAGCCTGAACGTATAGGAGGTTTGAAAGATTACAGCCCGCTGTTTCTAGAAAAGTGGGATCAATAGCGGATTCAGCGTCAAAATAAACAACAAACAGTCCCATTCTTTGAGCGTTTGCTGCAACTTGGGCAGCCATAAATGATTTACCAGCTCCGGAGAGGCCAGCAATCTCTGTAATCTTTCCGACTGGGATTCCTGCTCTTTTACCTCTACAGATAATTGAGTCGAGCCATCGAGACCCTGTTGGTATCCAATCTTTCACAACCGTTGGAGTGTCTTCTCTCAGGTCGTGAGCAACATTTAAACCGGTCTTTTTATTTACCAGTTTTTGCATTTTTTGCAAGTCAATTTTACCGGCCTTATTAGCCATTTGTAATACTTTTTTTGCCATTTTTTCTCCGTAAAAATAGAGCAGTTTTATGCCATGCTCCAAGGGCTGTTTAAAGATGTTAAATAAATTTCTTTTGTTTTTCATTCCATGTTACAATTCTATCTTTTCCTTTTTGCGAAACTAAACGAGCAGGAAAAATAACTTTTTTAATTATTAGAACATCAGCTGAGAAGGATGAAAGGATCTTATTGATAACTTCTAGTTGTTTAAGGTGGTCATCTTCTTGAGAAACTAGATCGGTTAGATTACTTTGTGCTCCATAGATGTTGACTATTAAGTGAATAGAATTGTTGCTATTCATCTTTACAAATTTGGGGTCTTGCGACTTTTCCAGAAGAGTAAACATGTTTGCACGAGTTACATGACCATTTGTATTAGAAAATCCAATAATAGCCTTTTGCGTATGATCAACATGTGAAAGCCATTGTTTCCTAGTTTTTTTATTCGAAGAATCTATAGAATATCTAGATGTATAGCCGTTTCTAGAAATTATGAGATCTTCATAATCTTTACTCCATGGCACGAATGGGCTAAGATGCTGTCTTCGTGTTTTCATCCATTTATTAAAAATTCGCCCTCTAGCCTTTGATGACTTAAATTGATGTGGGCTAATTTCATTCATCAATATTTCAAACTCTTCGCGAGTTTTCTTTGCATTAGAAATATCTGAAAAATAGTTAATATCTTCAAATTTCTGCATTTGATACGCCACAGAATCAACCGTGTATTTACGGGAATCGTCTTCCAATTTTTTGTTCGCTAAAATTGCTCCCTTTAACTTATCTGCTAGAGTTCCTTGATTGTCTAGAATAAAAACAGGAACCTTGGAATAATTAAAAATTCTGTACATACAGTATTTTCTGTTGTGTCCGTGAACCATTTTGTATTCCTCGCCTCTCTGTTCAACAAACAAAGGGTAATTTAAACCCATTGTCTTAGGGCTGATTTTAAACTTATCCTCGATCAGAGGGGCAAGTTCTTCTTGGCATCTTGTTACATCAATGTCTTGGATTCTGACATTGTCATTAATAATTTTAGAAATCTCTATAATCTTATAGTCTATAATCTTTCTATCTACGCCACCTGCGGTAAGGCATGCTCGATGTCTTTCGCAATCCCGTGGGTTTTTATGACCATTAGCCACTGCTTTTTGAATAGCCAAACCCTCAAGTGAAATAGCATTGTTGTGTTGTTGCGACATTTTTCCTCCTTATATAATAATGTCTTTTAAAAAAAAGAAAGCCCCAATTTATATACCGCCGGGGCTATGGCGGTTCATCACATCTAACTAAGGAATTTATCTAAAGTTGAATCTACCTTTGACTTGTTGTATTTAGTCGTCTCGGAGGATGACATTTCGGAGGAGGAATCGGAGGAGAGGAACTCATTCATAATTGCTTGAATTTCTTCCGAACTAAGCTTTGTGAATTGAGCCTCAATGTCAGGGACAGATTCTATTAGTTCCTCACAAGATGCGATGGCATCATCGCATAACACGGAGGGGCGACGGCGAGGTTTCAATTGAGTCTTTGGGAAAGACCCGGGTGTGCCAGGAACTGTATATGTAAGAACAAGATCAGTTCCGGTTTCAGGATCAGTAATATCGCCATAATCAGGGTCTAATACATATCCCAGTAGAGTTTCATAAGCCATTTTTCCATAAGCCCAAATTTTTACGCCATTAGTTTCTTTACCACGAACGATAATTGGGGAATAGTAACGCTTACGAGCAAAGAGTTTCTTTGCAGCATTTTTAGCTTGATCGTCGTTTTTATCGACTCCATCTTTCCAAAGAGAAGATGCGAAGTCACAAATAGGACAATGTTCGCCATAATTTTTCTTGGGGCATAGAATGCCCGGATTTTTTCCAACATTATAGTGGAAGTGGAATTCTTTGAACGGATCTCCGTCCGCTGTGGGAAGAATACGAATTGTTTGATCACCCTCCGAAGGTTTCCATTTCGTATCATTTTTATTACCGCTTGTGCGGTTTTGTGAGTTTGCAAGCTTTTGTCGCATTGCTTCTAAATTAAGTGCCATATTATTTTCTCCGTTGTTATGACGATGTTTTTTGTCTTCTCAGACTAAGGTAAGCAGAGTTTCAATCTTGCTCCCAATTATATTATAACATTTTTTATTCTTATTGTCAAGTCTTTTCTTGGTTTTTTTATGTATTCATCCGAGGCGACTTTGTATATAAAAAACCTAAAAACTGTTATTACGCTGGTTAGAGTTAATACCGTCCCCAGCATAAATAAAAATTCTGTGGTATTCATAACTTACTCCTTTGGATCTTGATAGTAAACAGAAAGAGCCATTAAAGTGGGTGCCCACAGTCCTACAAAAATTCCAAAACGCTCTGAATGTGCAGGATCATCGCCTGATAAACACCAGACTGCTATAGAACAAGCTACAGACACTAGACTTGCAATAAAGCAAAAGTTTGAAAGTTGATTGTTTTTTTCCATTTTTTCCTCCAATTGAAAAAAAAAGTTTTTTTCTCCGGAAAACTTTCAAAAAACCGGCAGCATCCAAAGGAGTTTAGAAACTAAAAGTAGTCTGCTTTTGAGATACTTGTCCACGAACTGTGTTCCAATTAAATTGGCGGAATTGCCGTGCATCAGAATCGTATACGATTTCATTACCTGTTTTCTTTTGCATTTCATTAATTGTATGAGAATTAATCATGCTAGATGGAAGATCACTTTGACGAATAAAATTCATTGTTCGAGTTTCGCCATTCAACTTTGTGAAAGTTCCGGTAAAGATAGTTACGTTTTTGCTCATATTTCCTCCATGTTTGTTTAATGAGTATTGCTTTTTGACTTTTTCAAGGGATATAGTCAGTAACCGCAGTGTGAATTTTTTGGAGTTTCACTTCTCAGTTCATATATATAATATAACATATTGTGGCTAGTTTGTCAAGTAAAAAGTGAAAGTTTTTTTTATGGAAACTTTCGAAAAACCATAGCCTTATTCTTCTACTTCACATTCACATTCGCAATTTGGACTACAAGAACATTCACATTCGGAAGTGTCTTTTTCCATCTCGGAACAACCGAGCATTGCGCTTAAAAAAATAATAATCATTTTTCTTTCCTTTGTTACTTTAATAATATAACATGTTGATAGAATTTGTCAAGTATTTTTTTTAGATTTGTTCTACGATGACTACTTTTTTGTGGATCATTGTAACTTCATCTTCAGCTTTCGGTGGTGTAATAGTGAAATCCACTTCAAGTTCATCATGTGGCTTATAAGAGATTTTTATTTGATCGTTTTCTTCTTCTAAAGCAATTTCTGTTTTACCATAGTTTCCATAGCCAAGAGAATCTTTGTAGACCACCGTGACAGATGGCACCTCATGATTTGGTGTGGATAAATATTGATCTCGTGCTTCAATCAGGGCTTTATTATGCTCTGGCTTGATGTGTGACAATATTGAGATAAGTGCCGTTGGGCAAAATTTTTGTACTTTCATATTTCCTCCGTTTGTTGTACATTTATAATATAACATGTTGTTAAGATTTGTCAAGGATTTTTTTTCATGAAAAACCCTTTTTCACCTGCTTGTTGCCATTCCCATGCAGTTTCTTTGTGATCTTCTGTTAGGTGCTGCAAGAAAATAATTTTTCTTACCTTTGGCAGATTCCAATCTTTTGTATTAACATTGTTGTTGAATTCTGCCCATTTATCTTTAAAAGTTTTTTCTGCTTTTTCTACCGTTTTCAAGTTTTTAGTGTTTTTTGTATGCCTCATAAGTATATGAACCTCTTCAACGTCATCAATTTTTCCACTATGTTTATTGGTTAAGATCATTCTTTTAGTGTCTTGAAGAGGGTTGCCACCATCAGCAAGGATGTGCGCGACTGTATTGTTGAACTCTAATTTATTTTTGTTATGGTTCCATAAAAATTGCTCTTCTTCTTCTCCTGTTTCTTCGTTCAATTCTTTATGGCTCCAATATTTGTTGTAAATTTCTTGCAGTTGTTCTAAATCATATTCATCATCACCTAAAACTTGTGAATGATTCCAAGCTTGTTCATAAATTTGACCAGCTCTAACTTTTTTTCCTCGCTCCGTTGAACAGGATAGAAAAATACCAGATTTATTTTCAAAAAGCCACCTTATAAGATATTCTTTTTTGAATTCTTCTGCATTTTCTCCTTCTTTTTTTACATATTCTATATGAGCATTACGGTATTCTTGTCCTAGTGCACAATTGCTGTCCAAATCTGCATCCTCTACGAAGCTCCATTCGTTTTTCATTTGATGCTGGATGTCTTCTGTTGTATCTACCATTGTATCTTCGCCGGTATCTAGGTTTGAATCTTTTCCAATTTTGTGACAGACCAGTAATCTTTGCCTTGTTGTCATGCCGACACCGATTATTATAATTGTAGATGTAATACCAGCTCGCCTAGCTGCTCTGGAGCGGTGATTACCGTAGATAGGAACAATATTTCCTTCGTTGTCTACAACAGCAATAACGGGCTTTTTTATACGTTCTCCACCTTTCATCCTAACCGCCATAGTAGCAACCTTCTCTTCAACAACATTACCAGCTCTAACTTGAGCTTTAACTGTAAAATCTGATGGGTTTAACGACAGGGTTGAAAAATCATAATCTTTTATAATGCTCATGGGTATGTTATTTCGTGTTAAAAATGCCCACGCCATTTTGTATCTGGTGTCGCTTGAAATCGAAGGAACTTCAAGTCCTGCATATTTCAACTGTTCACTTATTTGATCTGGTTGTAGTACTTCTAGGTGTGTTGTTTGTGGTTTTGTTAACATTTTTTCCTCCATTTGTTGTGCATTTATAACATAACATGTTGTTGTTACTTGTCAAATAAAAAATGAAAGTTTTTTTTGGAAACTTTCAAAAACCACGCATTTAACTCTACTTCTCTTTAATAAAATTATAAAGCTTTTTAGCTTCTAATATAATTTCTTCTGAGGTTGGTGGTTCGGGCCACTCTGCTTCAGAAGGCTTTACTTCGCCCTGATCGATCATGGCTCGGATGCGATCTAATTTAAAGTATTGACGCTCCTTAAGAATAGATTCAGCTTGCGCTAATAAACTTTGGCGCAATTGGTATGGATTTGACATATTTTCTCCTGTGTGTTGTGTTGTGTCACTGTAAGAAATGTGTGAAATGAATTGCATAATAAAAGGATTGATCATAATCAGACTTAAAGACGGTAAAAGAAGAAGTAATTTTATTATCTTGATCTTGAATTATCTTTTGTTTAAATTGTGAGAGCAACTCTCTATTATTTTTCATTTCCTCATCGCTTACAATATTAACATAGCATGTCTCGGTTATATTGTCAAGCGGAAAATA